TGAAACAGGGCCAGAGGCGCTGCTATCAAGAGAAACAATACGATCATTACGAGGACGTATCCGGCTAAAGTCAAAGCCAATCCCACCTCCTCTACGCATTGTCTCAGCGGCTTCCTTAGCCTTATCCATGATGCTGTCCATGCTGTCTTCAATGACACCACTAACGAAGCAGTTGTACGCTGTGACATTCTTAGGACTCCCCATTGCTGCCTGTACTCTACCGGCTGGCATGTACCGTTGGTTAAGTAAGATGTTTTTGAAGGTACTACGATGCTCATCATCGTCAGCCATAGCAGCTGCCTGTCTGGCACATGCCTCTTCAAAGGACTCGTTAGGTAGTCGATACTTCTGTGCATGTAAGTCATCACATGCCTGTACTTGTGGTCCGTATGTATTCATATTTATTAATCCTTTAATAGTATTAAGCGTTATAGGTCATTCATCTTCAGCGTTTTGGGTAGTCCAGTACCTCTGTCAGGTCTGGAGGGGTATAGTTGGGACCCTTTGTTACCTTCCCATCCTCACGATACACTGGGTTGCCTTCATCGTCAAGCTTAGACATGTTACTATAGTGAACCAACTCAAATGCCTCATCAAAGTCTACATCGTTCAGCTCCTTAAACGATATGATAGTCCCTGATAGGACATACTGTAGGTCACACAGTTCCTTCAATAGATCAGCCCAGTCCTGTTTACTGGGGGGCTTACCCTGTACTACAGTCATCTCCATCTTGTTAAGTTCTTGACAGACTTCATTACACTCTTCAAGTAATAGCTGTTCCCGTAATTGAATTAGGGACTGTCGAGGCTTAGAGCCTACATCAATCTTCATAGCTTCATGGAACGCTGTTACTAACTCTTCACGGGTTGCAAAGAAATCATCCATAGTATTTAATCCTTACATTGATAGTATTGTGTTGATCCTCTTGCGGATGAATGGGACTTCCCCAGACTCCAAAACCTTATAGGCAAAGGTCTTAGTGTATGATGGGTCAACCCCTGCACATTCGCAGACGGTGTTAAAGTCTTCACAGGTCACCCCAACTGATGAGGCGAACCAAGCTCTGGCCCTGTCCCTGTCAAGTATGATCTCTTCATTGTCACTGTCCAGCTTGGGCTTGGTAGCATCAAGCAGGGCCTGCAGTATCACTGCCAGAAACAATAGCTGTGAGTTATCTTTAGCGTTACGGACATGGAAGGTATTGTCTAGGACTACTGATATGTTTGTGATACTCATTTCTTTTTCCTTGGTACTGGGATGTTATTGTCCACCCTCTTAGGGACATATCTTGTAGCACCGATTTGTTTATTATAGTATAATCTAGTGTCATCATTTATCCATTCAGTCAATGCATTTTCTTTATGAAGATAGTTACTCTCAAGATAGGAGAGCCAACCCCTAGTGACACATTCAGCTACTATGCAGAACTTAAACTTGTCCTTGCCAATCTTTTTGATGTCACTGTTCAGGTCTTTGCTAGACCCTGTATAGGTTTGCCAGCCACTGGGCTTCAGCTTCTTAGACTTCTTATAGAACCAGTACTGTTTCTTACCTATGTACTGCCTACCATCAGTGGTATTAATTACCCTATAGATAAACCCGAATGACTCTTCAGAGTTTAACTCAATGTCTGATTCCCAGTGACCAAATTTATACTTCATATTAGATACTCGTTAAATCCTCTATCGCTACTGAGTAGCATTCAGACTTGACCGTATATCTATTGGACGGGTCATAGTCTCCCTTGTTGTAATGCGTCCCGTCATTAATAAATGTATCCTTATCCATAGTACCTAAGACCCAACCATGTGTCATGTCTTTATGGACTCTTGCAAATCCATAAACGTCACATGATTGTTTAAGGTTCCATGTACTTACTGAACATTCATAGTTAGGCTTAGGCTCCACAGTTGTCTTCTTAGTTTTAACATCCAACGTCTTACCGTCTTTAAGTTTGATATCATAGTTGTATGTGTTTACATGCTCTGCATCCTTTAACAGGTCCATAAACATTAGCTCTCCTAGAAAGCCATATACATTACCTTTACCATTCATAAAGGAACCCTTTAGAGTCCCCATCTCATCTGACATCTTATTAGCTTTGTCTCTCATGTCCTGTGTTATATCTACTTTAATCATATTTATTTGTCCTTATGTTGATGTCCATGCTGTCCCTGCATAGTTCTATAAAACTCACCACACCAATCATCCTGATAAACATTAGGGAATGAAGCACCCTGTGAGTGACTGATAAGTGTGGGAGGAAACCTACGGCAATAGTAGGTTACTGGTTTGCCTGTCTTCAAGACAAACTTACAATGTTGACATGTTGCCGTAGGTAATGGTCTTTTACTTGTAGACATATCTTAAAAGAAGATAGGCATTATCATTATAACTATCCAAGCAGTTATAATTATTAAACCTACCTTTGTCATGTTGTTATTCATTATTATTTTCCTAATAATTTCAAGTATCATTGTGCCGTAATCTCTTCAACCTTAGGAAGTTTAACTACCTTAGTATATTTCCTTACATTGTCGGCATACTGGAAGCTTCTGAGGCCAACGCCATTATTAGCATCCGACCAACAATACATATGGAACTCACACCAACCACAAGACTTACTAAGTACACGATTGCCTGCCACCCCTGAAGGTTCATCTTCATAACATTTCTCCGGTACTGTGTCTGACTTAACTATACCCTTTAGATGTTTAACTCTATCATGTGAATTGATCATGTCCATATGATCTAATGGAGTCAATGCTAACTCACATGATGACTTGTCGATAGCTAGGAAGGCAGCTTCAGTTGCACCCTCTGACTGAGCATAAGAGCTTAGCTGAGCTATGTAACCGAATGGATCGTCTTGGTCTAATGTATTGTTTTTAAACTTCTTAAATCCATAGGCTGATGCTGACTTGATATCAACATTGATACCGTCAATCTTTAAATCTTTATGACCTTTGATGCCTTCTATCTCAACTTCTTTTTGTTCATCAGTTACCTCATGCCCTGCAGTCTTAATTAATAAAATTAACAGAGCTTCATAGATGTCCCCCATTAGAAACTTCATTCTTACTGGGCCTTGTGGTACATCTTTAGGGACACCTTTAATGTCGTACCATGTCTTACGATCCGGCTTACCTATCTGTGACAGTCTTAAGTAACCTTTCTCTTGACGAACTTCAGTAATCTGTCGCTCTACTGAATCTCTAATGTCCTTGGCTAGATCATCCAAGTGTTCTTTAGAGGGGGCTATGTTATTCATAAAGACATTGAAGATGTCCTCAACTACTGTGTCTAACGATTTCTTTTTAATCTTACTTGCCATCTAAGTAAGTCTCCTTTAATGCGCTGATGAAACACATTGGCACCCAGTAGGGCCATAGGAATACACCAGCCTTAATAGGCTTCTTAGATATGAAGATTACCATTAATGCAATTACCAATGTAACCAATATGTATAATAGGAACACCCATTCATACCACATAATATCTATACCTTTCAATAGGTTATAAACTAATAGGGGCTTGGATAACTTTCATCACCCAAACCCCTACCCTAGTTACCCTTAACGTCTTATCCAGCATTCGCTAAGGGGATATCATCGAAGCCATCCTCATCACCGCCAATGACTTGAAAGTCTTCATCATCTGTAGCTCCGGCATAGGATACATGTTCAACAACCTGTACCTTAACTAAGTCTGCACCGACACCTGACTTACCTTTAAACTCCCAGTCAAATGTATTTACTTTAACGTTTACTAATGAACCGTTACCGATTAGGTCATTGAAGGGGCGTAGCTTGGTATCAATAACCTGTGGAGCCTGATTCTCTTTACCATCCTTACGGGCTACCTTACGTTTGATTGATACAAAATCACCACGGTCATCTCCTTTGTTCTTGATAGTTAATCCAGCTGCTTCAACAAGTTTTTTGTTGGCTGAATCTAGTGCAACATCTATTTGATAGCAAGGATCGAATGTTGTGTTAGGTGTTTGAAGGGATGCCCAAAATGCTTTTCCGTTGATCATCATAGTAGTTATATCTCCTAGATATATTTAGTTTGTTTATGCCGTACTCATTAACGGCCTATGTACTGAAGATACCATATCCTCAGTGATTGTCAATAGTCTATTTAAATTATTATTATATTAATGACACTCAGCCCAGTTAAGGCCGATCTTATAGTCTGCATCTAAAGGACACCTAACGTTCAGTGATACTTGAGCAAGCTTAATAGCTTCACTGCACAGGTCACCAAACTCATCAGCGTCCTCTTTTAATACTTCCCACTGGTACTCATCATGTACTGATGCTAACAGGGTAGCGTCTAGTCTCCTTTTCCTATATAGTTTTGTTATCTCTACTAACCATTGTTTACAAATTATAGCTCCACATCCTTGTAATAAAAGATTAAGACTTGCATGTGGTGTCCTAACCCTTAGTATCCTACCGTCGAGGGCTGGTATGAAGCCTGTCTTGGTAGCTCTAGTCTCGACAGCCTTCTTAAGGTTCTTTAGTTTAGGGTTGTTGTTCATGTAGGTCTCAATAAGTTTCTTACCTACCTTGGCAGACCCACCAACGATCTCTCCTATCTTACCTCCACCGGCACCATAGATCATGGCATAGATAAAGGTCTTAGCTTGATCCCTGTTGTCTAGTCCAGCATCGTTCATGTTCTTAGTGTGTATGTCCCCATTCATTAACTCATCAGTAAACTCAGGGTCATTTATGTAGTGGGCCAGACACCTCATCTCTAAGCCTGAAGCATCAGTACCTAATTGAACATACCTATCAGGGTCAGTGACAGTAAATAGTTCTCTGCATTCCTTACCCCATGTAGACCCAATGGATGGGACTTGAGCTAGGTTTGGTTCCATATGTCCCATACGGTTACTGACAGCCCGACATGTATCTACTTGACCATGTACCTTACCGTCAAACTCTGAGAACTTAATCCATTTATATACCTCAGCTAATCTCTTCTGTAACATTAGGTACTCACAGATCAGCTGAGCCTCTGGAATGTCTACCCCTTCTAGGTGAGCTTCATCAACAATAGGTTGTCCAGTAGGTGTAAACTCTTTAGGCTTCCAACCATAGTGCATCAGGTGTCGGGATATCTGTGGTCTACTGCCTAAGTTAAACTCAGGCCAGTCAATAAATGTGTAGTCACCTGATACATACTTACCATGACTACCAAGTCTTTTATAACTATTAAGATACATACTACCATCTTCTTTATACTTAACTACTTTTAAGCCTTCATTGATAGGTAGTGGTCTAAATACTTTACGCACCTCAGCTTCAACAGTTGCCATCCTATCTTCAAAGGTTGCCTGTAATATATAGGCTTCCTTACGTTTGATTGGATAGCCGTTGAACTCCTGTTGGGTAACGATTGATCTGACTTGATACTCTAGCTGTATAGACCTGTCTGACCAGTTAGCCATTGAAGGTTTCAAAGATAAGTAGAGCTTCTTAGTTACCCTAGTATCCTGACAACAATATTCTAACATCTCTTCTGAGTAGTTATCATAGTCATCAAAGTCTATCTTAGGAAACTTTAATCTTTCCCCCCATGCAGCCAGTGAATGGCCTCCTTCCCTGTAGGGGTGATGCATCTTAGATAGGATCATTGTGTCTTCAACCAGCTTCAGCGGTACTGATACTCCTGTAAACTTCTTGATCCATACTAAGTCAAAGCCTATTAAGTTATGACCAACCCATAGGGTAACAGACTTACTAAACTCTATAAACTTATCCAAGTCCATAGGTAATACAAATTTATATTCTGCATCACTGTCTAAGTCAGTACAGGCTATGCAGTGTATCTTAGTAACTAATCCATTACGTATCTTGTCTGTCTCAATATCTGTACTGACTCTCATGTTTATTAGTCCTCTTTAGTCTGTAAAGGGAATGTCCAGTGAATCTTCAAAGTCATCGTCTGACTCAGTCAGTCTACCTGTTTCCCTATCATATGTCAACTGACATGCTACACCAGTGATACCGGCATAACGATTCTTAAGTACTCTTACTGTAGTCTTGTTAGCCTCGTTAGGATCGTCGGCCTGTTGGTTACGTTCAATAGCTATGACTGCATCACTGATCTGTGCAATAGATGCTGAACCTCTCAGGTGATTCAATGCAATCTCCTTACCATCCTCAGCCCCAGTGTCGCCACCCATCCGTCTGATGTGTGATACCATTAGCAATGCACACTGTGTCTCTTCTACTAGGCTCCTAAGCTTAGTCATAAGGATATCAATAGATCGACGTTCATCATTACCTTCTTGTCCACTCACCAATATAGATAGGTGATCAAGGATAATCCATTTACATCCTAAAGCCTTAACCATATACCGTAACCTGTTAAGGATATCATCATTGTCCAATGACCCGAAGTGGTCAAAGGCAAACACTCTACCAGTACCTATAGTATTATTTTGATAGGTATGTAACGCTTCCTTACTATAGAGGTCTCTGACTTCCTTAATGTTTAGTCTAGCGTTAGCCTCGACAGCCATTAGATGGAAGCATGTCTGTTTAGTATTCTCTTCTAAACTAAAGATGCCGATGTTCTCTTCAGAGTTATTCAGTATCCAATGCTCAAGCTCTCTAATGATACTTGACTTACCGGCACCAGTACCAGCCGTGAAGGTTACTAGCTCCCCTGTCCTGATACCATATAGGATGTCATTCATACCTTCCCATGGATACTTAACAGTAATGTTATCTGCCTCATCATAGAGTGACTCACCTATGCTGGCTAGGTTAATGATACCGGCAGGGGTGAACGCTTCAGCGGCCCACCATGCTTTGGTAAACCCTGTACGATCATTCTTCTTTAGATACTCGTTAGCATCCTTATCTGTAAGCTTCATGATACGACACTTGTTAGGTTCAAATAGCTGACCTACTTTAGAGGCCGCATCCTGTCCTGCTTGATCCATGTCGAAGCATACAACCACAGTCTCAAAAGAGTTTAGGTATTCAAACTGTGCCTTAACATCCTTGACTGCACCAGCCGCACCTGTCTTGACAGATACCACTGCATACTGTGACCCAGTCAATTCATAGGCTGACATTGCATCTATTTCCCCTTCACAGATGGTTATAAACTTACCACCTTTAGGGAATAGTTTCTGACCAAACATAGTAGCCTGAGGTAGGTTACCTTCAACAAAGAACTTCTTATCTTTAACTTGTCTGACTTTATTAGCAATGTGATTACCTTCAACGTCAGTGTATGGGTAGTAATGCTTCAGTACATCTGTACCGTCCCTGTCTAAGGTTACACCATACTTCTGGAGTGTCTCACCTTTTAAGTTACGATCAACCAAAGCAGTAGCTTTCCAGTCCCCGATAGTTAGATGTGTATTTACCACACCCTGTATAGGAGCTTGGACATACGAGTCTTGTGGTTGGTTTGTGAACCCATTATCTGGGGGTGTGTAGTTGTTACACACAAAACAATATGAATGATCATCACTGAACAGTACGTTACCATCTGAGGAGCCACAATCACAGGGGCCTTTAGATACTGGGGTACTGTCCAACTCTTTAGTGTACTCTCTATAGTTTGTCATGTTTAATTAGTTTCTCCAGTTGATTTAATATTTTTCTTACCTTTGAAGTACTTGTCTAGTTTACCTTGCTCTTTAGCAATAGAGATATTACGATTTATGTAGCCTACTTCTTGAGTTATATCTTCAATGTTTAGTCGGGT